ACTGGTACATTGATGGAAGAATTTATTATTTAAAAGTTATTGATGTAAAAAGACCAGATCAAGGAATTCAAGATCTCAGATTCATTGATCCAATGAAAATGAGATTTGTTCGTCAAGAAAAAAAGACAAGCAAGAGAGATTATATTTCTGTTAGTAAAGTAGATGAGACAAAAGTTATAACTCCAGAGATTGAAGAGTATTTTCTCTACACACCTACGCCAAATTATCCAACAGGAATGTTCTCTGGAAGTAATAACCAGAAAGGTGCTGTAAAAATTGCCAAAGACTCAATTACATATTGCACCTCAGGTCTTGTAGATAGAAACAAGGGTACGGTTCTTTCATATCTGCATAAAGCAATCAAAGCACTCAATCAACTTCGTATGATTGAGGACTCTTTGGTCATTTATAGACTATCAAGAGCACCAGAGCGTCGTATTTTTTATATTGATGTTGGTAATCTTCCAAAAGTAAAAGCAGAACAGTACCTTAAAGAGGTAATGTCTCGATACAGAAATAAACTTGTCTATGATGCATCGACTGGTGAAGTTCGTGATGACCGCAAGTTCATGAGTATGCTTGAAGACTTCTGGTTACCAAGAAGAGAGGGTGGTAGAGGAACTGAAATTACAACTCTTCCTGGTGGTCAGAATCTTGGAGAACTTACTGACGTTGAATATTTCCAGAAAAAACTTTACAGATCACTTGGAGTTCCAGAGTCAAGAATTGCTTCTGATGGTGGTTTTAATCTTGGTCGTTCATCTGAAATTTTAAGAGACGAACTTAAGTTTGCAAAATTTGTCGGAAGACTGAGAAAGCGTTTTGCGAATATGTTCAATGATATGCTTCGCACGCAACTTATTCTGAAGAATATCGTAACACCAGAAGACTGGGAAACGATGAGCGATCATATTCAATATGATTTCCTTTATGATAACCAGTTTGCAGAACTCAAAGAATCCGAACTTATCAACAATAGACTTGCAACTTTGGCAACTATTGAACCATACATTGGGAAATATTATTCCACTGAATATGTTCGCAAGAGAATCCTGAGACAAACTGACTCTGAGATAATTGAAATTGATGAGCAGATTGAAGATGAAATTAGTAAAGGAATTATTCCAGATCCATCTCAGGTAGATCCAATCACTGGAGAACCATTACCTCAACCAGGAGAGGGTAGTGGTATGGCAGGAATGGGTCAAGATGTAATGGGTATGGGTCAAGTTCCAGCAGAACCAGATCTGGAAGCACAAGGAGCAGCAACAGATGCTCAAATGCAAAAAGATGCTAAGAAGGCTGAGATATAAATAAAGTTATACTTAATAACTTAAATTTATGGAAGAAGTTATCGATTTGATTGCAACTGACGCATCTCCTTCGGATATTAGTGACAAAATTAAGTCACTTTTGTTCTCAAAAGCTGCTGAAAGAATTGAAGTTGCAAAACCCATTGTGGCTACATCAATGTTTGGTGAAACTGAAGACACCGAAGAAGAAACTGGGGAAGAATAATGGCTACAAAAATAGTTCAAAGTGTAAATCGTATTTCTCCAACAGTATCAGTAGCTGCAACTAGCAATCCCATTGCATTGAAAAGTGGGTACATTAGAGTTTCCACTGGAGCTACAGGAGTTTATGTTGACATTGGATCAAATCCAACACCAACTACAAACTCTTTCCATATTCCACCATTTAGTGCTGAAGTTATAAAAGAAAGAATTGCTAAGCAAAGAATTGCTGGCATTACAACTGGAGCAACAACAGTAATTACTTTCCCAGAAAATGCTGGACACCCATTTTTAGTGGGTGATTATGCAACAATTGAAAATGCTCAACCAGTTGGTCTTAACACTGTACATCAAGAAGTTACGGCAATAACAGATTCTTCAATTACACTTTCGGCAAATACATCATCAACTGTTGGTGTAATAACTGCATCTAGTGCAATAGTTTCTAGAAGTGTAAAGGTTGGAGCACTTGCCGCAAGCAGTGGAACAGATGTAAGCATCATAGAAGTAACCCAATTAGTTTCCGAATAAAAATGAAACTTATTACAGAAGAAATTTCAAAAGTAGAATTTATTACTGAAGGTAAAGGATCTTCTAAAAAGTCCTATATCAAAGGTATTTTCTTACAGGCAGAACAAGTTAATCGTAACGGAAGAATGTATCCTCTTGCCATTATGGAAAGAGAGGTAACCCGTTATAATGAAAACTTTGTTCAGAAAGGTCGTGCTCTTGGTGAACTTGGTCATCCTGATGGTCCAACTGTGAACCTTGATAGAGTTTCACATAAAATTTGTGAACTTTACAAGGATGGCAATAACTTCATCGGTAAAGCTCAACTTCTTGAGACACCAATGGGTAAAATTGCCAAGTCACTAATTGATGAAGGCGTTATGCTTGGCGTTTCTTCTCGTGGTGTAGGTTCACTCAAGATGACCAATGAGGGTCATAAAATTGTCGGTGAAGATTTTATGTTAGCAACCGCTGCTGATATCGTTGCCGATCCTTCTGCTCCTGATGCTTTTGTTCAGGGAATTATGGAAGGAAAAGAATGGGTTTGGGAAGGTGGTATTCTTCGTGAAAGACTTGCCGAGCAAACTCAAAAGAGAATTAATACTCTTGTTGATCAAAAAAGACTTGAAGAGCATAAGTTGAATCTTTTCAACGATTTCCTATCAAATCTTTAATTTATAAATAAATATAGATTATCACAGAATCTAAACAAAAATGTCCGTTGGTAGCAATTTACAAGAAATGGAAAACGTAGTAACCAAAGGAGCTGCACCTGCTGAACCAATGCATAGCGGCGGCGCACCTTATGAGGATCTTGGCGGTCCTACTCCAGAAAACTATCGTCCCGATGACGATTCAGCTGCACTCAAAACTCCCGGTGCAACTCTTGCTCAGGTCAAAGATGTCGTCAATGCAAAAGCAATGAAGGCAGAAGAGACCGAAGTAGAGGAAGAAGTCATCGAAGAGGAAACCGAAGACGAAACCGAAGAGGTTGAGGGCGGTGAAGAAGTGGAAGAGGATTCCGCTGAAGAAGAGGTTGTAGAAGAAGAAGTACAAGAGTTTGACATCGAAGAAGATGTTAATGCACTTCTTGCAGGTGAAGAGCTTTCTGAGGAATTCCAAGAGAAAGCACGTACCATCTTCGAAACTGCTATCAAGACTAAGGTTGGAGAGATCAAAGAGCAACTCCAAACTGCATACGAGCAAGCACTCGTAGAAGAAATCGAAACTATTAAAGTTGGTCTGACCGAAAGACTCGACGCATACCTTGAGTATGTTGCCGATGAGTGGATCCAAGAGAACGCTCTCGCAGTTGAGCACGGTCTGAAGACCGAAATGACCGAATCATTCCTTGCAGGAATGAAGAGTCTTTTTGAAGATCATTATGTTTCAATCCCTGAAGATAGATATGATGTAATCGAGAGCATGGTAGATAAACTTGATGAAATGGAAGCAAAACTCAACGAGCAAATCGAAAGAAACGTTGCTCTGAATAGAAGATTAGCCGAGTCGGTTGCTGATGTAATCTTTGCAGAAGTCACTGAGGGTCTTGCACTTTCTCAGAAGGACAAACTCGCTTCTCTTGCCGAAAATGTTGAGTTTGGAAGTGAAGCAGACTATCGTGAGAAACTAGTAACACTGAGGGAATCGTATTTCCCATCAAACACTGGTACTCAAAGAAGCACAAGTGAGAATTTCTCTGAAGAAGTAACCACAACCGAGAAGCAAGCTCTTAATGAGTCAGTTTCGCCAGTTATGGCTGCTTACTTAGAGACTCTTGCTAGAGCATCTAAAAAGTGATTTTTAGATTATAAACAAACAACAACACTTTTTTAAAAGAGGTAAAAATCAAATGCAAATGTTCAATGCCGAGCATCTGCAGGAGAAGTGGGCACCAATCCTCGACTATGATGGTCTTGATCCAATCAAAGATTCACATCGTAGAGCGGTAACCGCAATCCTGCTTGAAAACCAAGAGAGAGAACTCCGTGAAGAGCGTTCTTTCCTTTCCGAAGCACCAACAGTTAACACTTTCTCAAGCACTGGAACCCCTGGTTTCTCTGCTGGCGCTAGTTCACCTGTTGCTGGTTTCGACCCTGTTCTGATCTCCCTGATCAGACGTTCAATGCCTAACCTGGTCGCTTATGACCTCGCTGGCGTTCAACCAATGAACGGTCCTACTGGACTCATCTTCGCAATGCGTTCTAAGTACGCTAACATGAACGGAACTGAAGCTCTGTTCAACGAAGCGGACACCGCATTCTCCGGTCAAGATAACGGATTCAACCTCACCAACGGTTTCACCGCTGGTAGCGTTGGTATGGGTACTACCACCCAGCGTGGAACCAACCCTGGTCTTCTGGATGCAACCTATCCTGCAACTGGCGATGCCCAAACCTACAACGTAGGTCAGGGTATGCGTACCGATGACGCAGAAAATCTTGGTCAGACCAGTGGCGACCACTTCAACGAGATGGCATTCTCGATCGAGAAAGTCACCGTTACTGCTAAGTCACGTGCTCTGAAAGCTGAGTACTCGCTCGAACTCGCACAAGACCTGAAAGCAATTCACGGTCTGAATGCAGAAGCTGAGCTTGCTAACATCCTCAGCACTGAGATTCTCGCTGAAATCAACCGCGAAGTTATCCGTACCATCTACAACGTTGCTGAGTCTGGTGCTCAGGCAAACGTTGCTACCGCAGGTACTTTTGACCTCGACGTTGACTCCAACGGTCGTTGGTCGGTTGAGAAGTTCAAGGGTCTGATCTTCCAGATCGAGCGTGACGCAAACGCTATCGCCCAAAGAACTCGTCGTGGCAAGGGTAACATGATCCTCTGCTCTGCTGACGTTGCTTCGGCACTCACCATGGCAGGTGTTCTTGATTACACCCCTGCACTCAACGCTAACCTGAACGTTGATGACACTGGTAACACCTTCGCTGGTGTTCTGCAAGGTAAGTATCGTGTTTATATCGATCCTTATGCTGCTAACGTATCTGCTAACCAGTACTACGTCGTAGGTTATAAGGGTTCTTCCCCTTATGATGCTGGTCTGTTCTACTGCCCATATGTACCTCTCCAGATGGTACGTGCCGTTGGTCAGGACACCTTCCAGCCTAAGATCGGCTTCAAGACTCGTTATGGCATTGTTGCTAACCCATTCTCGCAGGGTACTAGCGCAATCAGCGGTGCTGGTCTTGATCGTAACGCAAACCGTTACTACAGAAGAGTCAAGGTTACCAACCTTATGTGATCTCGATTCACATATCTGTCAGACCCCCGAAAGGGGGTCTTTTTTTATCTAAATAAAAATAAAACTAGTAGTAAAAATGAAACCATCTCCAAAACAATCACAAGAAATTCATAAGAACTACGAAAAGGTTGTTGAGCACCTGATCAATGAAGGTTATGCAGATGATAAAGAGTCTGCTGATAATATTATTTCAGGTATGAGTGAAGCGTGGTTCAATCTTATCATTGCAGACTGATACGTGAAAACTTTTAGACAGTTTTTGGAAGCAGCTGGTGATCCAATTAAACCAGCACAAGTTATCAGTCTAAATGACCCTGAGGTTCAAAGGAATCTTAGAAATGCAATGATTCAAGCACCACCAAAACCAACAAAACCAGTAGATCGTGTTGGTAAATTTGTTGGAAGAATGATCAGAAATACCTTACTTTCTCCACAATAAAATAATGGCAACTGCTTGCAATTTTCCAGGTCAAATTACAAATAGAAACTTTTTATCACCAGCAGGGTTTAAGTTTACTCTTGCTAAAGAACCAAAAGTTTCGTTCTTTTGTAACAGTGTAAGAATACCAGAAATTAATCTGGCTCTTGCAATGCAACCATCATATCTAAAAGATATTGATATCCCTGGAGAAAAAATTACTTACGGTGACTTGACAATTCGTTTTTTGGTTGATGAAAATCTTGAAAACTATATGGCAGTTCATAACTGGATAACTGGTCTTGGTTTTCCTGAAACAACTGCAGAATATGCTGATCTTATTACCAATGATAAAGGAATACAAGATCCAAAAGAAGCATTTAGTGACGGGTCGTTATCAATACTAAACTCAAACTATAGAAATGCTGCTATAGTTAAGTTCAAAGATTTATTTCCTTATTCATTAACCTCACTTGACTTTGATGCCACGATCACTGATGTTCAGTACTTTACAGCAGAGGCATCTTTCAAGTATACTATCTACAATATCTACGATACTGACGGAAGAACTCGTTTATGAACCTTGACGAAATTCAGGAGATGTGGCAGAGAGATTCTGTCATTGATCCTGATAATTTACACGATGAGTCTTTAAAAATTCCTCAACTTCATTCAAAGTATTATACAATCTATAATACGATTACTTTGTTGCGTGAAAAGGCAAGAGAAACTTTTAATAGAGTCAAACTTGAACGCTACAATTACTACACTGGAAAGGCACCTATAGAGGTTTACGAAGAAGAACCGTTCCCTTATAAAGTTCGGGACAAAGAGGCATTACAGAGGCATATGGATGGGGATGAGAAGTTAAGTAAGATAGAACTGAAGATACGATATTACGATATTATGTTAAAGTTCTTGGAAGAAGTGATTAAAACTATTTCCAATAGAACATTCCAAATTAAAAATGCTATTGAATGGCATCGGTTCCAAGCGGGTTTTAACTAAATAAAAATAAAACTTAAATGAGAACTTTTAGAGAGTTTATAAAAATTTGTGAAGGAAGTGAAATTGCTGGCAAATTATCAGATTTAGCATATTCAAAAGCAGATAAACTAAGAGCACCAAATAGAAATTTCGATCCTTATAGAAATAAAAGAGAAATCTTGCTAAGAATTGCCGATAATGCATTGGCAAGAGAAAAAGATTATCCAGAAGATATAAATCATCCAATCAGAAGTAGAGGTGGTTCAGGATCAACAATGGATCCAGATAGAGATAGAGGAGATAAAGATACCAGACTTTATAACTGGGCAAATGGAAGAAGGGATTCTCCATATATGACAGACAAAGAAAGAGTATATAGAAATCAATACAATAGAAACTTTAGAGGTATAAAACCTCGTTCAGGAATGAGTTCCTCTCTTCCTAATGTAGGTAGAGGAGTTCAACAAAGACCTTCTGGAACTGGATTTACTCCAGGAACTGGTGGAAACTTTGGTATCAGTGGAATAGGACTTGCTAACTAAATACAAATAAAAAAGTTAGATGAAAACTTTTAGAGAGTTTATTCTAGAAGCGCAAAAAATGTTTTCTAGTAGAGAAGAAGGTGAAAAATATTATGGAGGAACTCCAGAGGGTCAATATTGGAATAATGCCGGAAGCACACAAAATCCAAAGTGGAGATTAAAACCAAAATCTGGTGGAGCAGCAGAAAAAACTAGAAGAGCGGAAAGAATTGCATCTTTAAGTTCTACAGAAGACCAAGATGAAGCGAAAAGAAAAGAGAAATATATTCAGTCACGTGGATATGAAGCACATCATATTACACCAACACACTATTCCGCAAAAATTAAAGCAAATATGACTGATGCTGAATGGGAAGCACGAAAAGAAAAAGATGCTAAAGTCGGGATATATCATGGACATCATCCAAAAAATTTAATGATGACTAGAGGTAAGAATACCCCAGATGATAAACCAGGAGTAGAACATAGATCTGGTGGTGCTCATGAAGTTGAAGGTAAAGTGAAGGATATTGTGGTTGGGTCAACAATCACACATAGAGATTTGATGGCAGCGGCTGTCAGACAAAAAAGACAAAAAGAAAGAAAAGAAAAACTTTCAAATCAAAATCAAGATAATAGTGCAACTGCATAATTTCTAGAGGCAGAAATGCCTCTTTTTTATTGCCAATAA